CTCGGAGCACCTGGGAGGGACTGCAGCAGACATCGTCTGCGAGACCCCAGAGGACAGGTACCAACTCGTGATGGCGGCCATGGCAGCGGGCGTGCGGCGCATCAAACTCTATCCGCACCACGTACACATAGGTGTGCGAGTAGTCGGCCAGCAGTGCAGGCTGTCTGCTGAGCCCACGGAGGACAGATGGCCATCAGGGTGACCGGCGAGGAAGTCAAAAAGATCATCGAAACCGACCTCAGCGAAAGCGAGATCGAGATTTTTATCGAGACCGCAAGCGATCTCGTTGACGACCTCATTGGAGTCTACACTGCGGCAAGGCTTGAGAAAATCGAGCTCTGGCTCTCGGCTCATTTCCTGGCCATGTCCCTGGAGCCGCAGCCGCAGAGCGAGGCTACGGGACAGACCAGCGTGACCTATCAGGGGCAGTCAGCGATGAGGCTCGATGCGACCAAATACGGCCAAATGGTTGGGATGCTCGATACCCAAGGTGTACTGTCCGACGCCGGCAAGCCCTCGGCCAGCTTCGTCGTAACCGACGTGCTCGACTAGGGGCGACAGATGAAGATGAACCGCCTACACCACCAGCAGATAATCCACTGGGCACGCACCAGCGAGGACGGCTACGGCGGCAGTGTCTTCGACGCGCCCGCGCAGATCATCGGACGCTGGGAGGCTGGTGGTGATATGATCCGGACATCAGACGGCGACGAAGTGGCAGCACTGGCCACGGCGTTTCTGTCTGCTAACGTCGCCGAGGGCGACTACCTGATGCTTGGCGATGTGGACGACCTCGACAGCGCCACGGCAGACAATCCGCAGGCGATCGAGGGCGCGCTGGAGGTGCGGCAACTCCGGAAGACTCCGGACTTCCAAGGACGCTATTTTGAACGCAAGGCGGTAATGTAGAGGTGATATGAAGGGCGGAAATATTCCCATCGGCAGGCAGCTCGAAGCGATCAACAAGCGACTCTCCCAGGCCGTTGGCGAGATCGAGAACCGAACAGCGGCTGGTATCACGCTCGCAGCCCTGTGGGCGAAGGGCGAGGCCATGAAGCTGTGTCCTGTGGTGACCGGCAACCTGAGAGGCAGCGCCTTCGTTACGGGCGCAGGACAGCCCGCGCCGATCGCAGTTTTCCGCTCCACAGGCCCCGGCAACGACAAGATCAACGCCGCGAAGATGCAGGAACGGCACCAGGCGATAGTGGCCGAGAGCGCGTCGCGCGTAGCGGCAGCTCCGGCATCGAGACCGCTGTCAGAGGTGGGTTTCACGGCAGTCTACGCGATGACTGTGCACGAGAACCCAAGGGCCGGAAAGACCGGCGGAACGGGTGGCATAGTGGACCTTCTGGAGGCCGAACGCGAGGCCGCAGGCAGTGAGGAAATCACGTGGTCGCGCGTGGGCCAATGGCAGTTTCTGGCCACGCCACTGCGCAGGCGGAAGCAGATCCTGAGCATTATTGCCGGAGAGGTGACGTTCTGAGATGAGCTCACCAGCCAAGGAGATCGCCGAGATGCTCGTGGACAGCGGGGCTGCGCTTGGGCTGACTGCTATTGGGACCGATGTCTTTATCTCGAAAATGCCGCCGAGCCCGGATGCATGCGTTACCCTATACGATACGGGCGGCATCGAGGGCGACGGCTACCCCGAGGCGGCGACGCACCCGATGGTGACAGTTCACGTACGAGGCGATGTCGCAGGCTACCAGGCAGCCTACGCCCTGGCACTTGCAATCAGAACCTATCTGTACGGCCTGGGCGAGGTGACGACGGGTGACTATCGATACTTTAGGATATGGCCGTCCAATGAGCCCCTGCTGGTGGGCTACGACAGGCAGGACAGGCCAATGCTAACGCTAACGCTCCGGACGATCCGGACATATGGGACCGGCAGCTAGACGATCGGCGCAGGAGCGCCAATGAAGGAGGCAGGAGAAATGAGCGCGAGCGGTTCGGGAAGAGGAATGATCCTGGGGATCCATGCAGGGGCTGATGAGACCTCTGGGGCCACCTATACGCCGGTTGCGGAGGTGACCAAAATCACCCCACCGACCTACAGCCGGGAAGTAGTGGACCTGACGAGCGCCGACTCGTCAGAAGAGTACGAGGAGGTTATCGGCGGCGTGCGACGAACCGGGAAGGTGCAGATTGAAGGTAAGCTCACGACGGCAGGGCGCACTGCCCTACTCGCGGCATTCGACCGCAACGATAACGACGCATTCCAGATCACCCTACCCGACTATGACGGCGGGGCGATCCAATTCAGCGGCTTTCTGTCAGACTTTTCGAGCTCATTGACCTTCAGCGGCGAGTGCACTTTCTCGGCGCAAATCAAGGTGTCAGGAAAGCCGACCGAGATTTCAACGCCTGAGTAATCGGGCACGTTAATTTCAAAGCAAGCGACATGCCAAACCGGAGGAAAAAGATGAATATGAGAGACAGGGTGCTGTCCGCGAGGCCGGCACCCTCTGAGAGGGTCACGATTGGCGAGGCTGAGGTGGACGTGCGGCAAATGCTCGTCTGGCAGTACGAACGCTATGAGCGATGGCTCGTGGCCCGCGGAGAGAAGGACACCCCGAGCATCCGGGCGCTGCTACTTGTCTCGACCGTCCACGATCCCGAGACCGGCGAGACCGTCTTCACGGAAGACGACCTGCCGACGATTGACAGGCTGCCCAGCCGCATCACAGACGCGGCTTTCCAGGCCGCGGTACGGCTCAATTTCCGCGACTTGCCAGCACCTGGAGATGCAGCAAAAAACTCCTGAGAGACCCCGGGCGGCTGTGGAAGTACCGCCTGGCGTCTCACCTACACTGCAAGGTTGCCGACATCGACGAGATGTCGTTGGAGGAGTACCGAGGATGGATGGCTTACGCGACAATCTACCCAGTCCCAGACGTCGAGCGGGTAGAACTGGGCCTTGCGCAGGTGGCGGCGGTCTTGGCCGAGGTGAACCGCGACCGCGACCGCAGAGGCCAGCCATTCACGGCAACCGATTTCATGCCGAAGTGGACCGAGGCAGTAGACAAACCACCGCCAAGGCCGATCACATCGAACGACGTCCGGCTTGCCTTCGGCTTGCCACCGAAACCAGAACCCGCGCCAGCGGACAAGGAAGGGCCATAATATGGCCGATGTAATTGGCGCCTTAGTCGCCCAGATAGGCGGCGACACGAGCGACCTGGAGGCCGCGCAGAAGCACTCGAAGAATGTCCTGGGGAGCATCGGCCAGGAGTTCCAGGCCATGGGCCGCATCGGGGCCGGGGCCTTCCGCTTCGTCCGCGACCAGATATTTTCCCTCCAGGGCGCTTTGGCTGCCGCCGGGCTCGGCGTTGCAGCCAAGGACTTCGTCGACGCCGCATCCTCCGCAGAGCAACTCACGGCCAGCCTCGACCGCCTTACTGGCGGCAGGGGCGTGGAGACTTTCAGGGCCCTGGACCAGTGGGCCGCGAAGCTTCCGGTCGACACAAATGCCGCAATCGAGACTTACAAAAACTTGGTAGCCATGGGCCTGCGACCGACGCTCCACGAGATGGAATTGCTTGTGGATGCCTCGGCGGCATTAGGCGGAGGATCGGAGACAGTCAAGGGCTTGGCCCTAGCCATCGGCCAAATGGCCACCAAGGGCAAGCCTGCGCTTCAGGAGCTATATCAGCTCGCAGGCCGCGGCGTGCCGGTCTTCAAAATTCTCGAAGAACAGCTAGGGATGACCGGCGAGGCGGTCTCGAATATCGCCACGTCTGGCCGCACGGCGCAGGAGGTTATCGATGCCCTTTACCGCGGCCTCGAAAAGCTCTATGGCGGCGCGTCGCAGGATATGGCCAGCAGTTGGGCTGGGCTGATCGAACAAACCAAAGATACCTGGACCAAGTTTCAGCGGGCAGTCATGGACGCTGGAGTCTTCGAGTTCTTGAAGTCGGGCCTTGCGGCCGTAGTCGAGCAATTCGAGAAAATGAAGGCCGCTGGCGACATGGATCGCTTATCGCGGGACATGGCTACTGCTATCATCACGGCGTTCACCTACGTTGCTCGGGCTGCGGCGATTGCCGCTCAGTCGATATTCTCGATAAAGTTTTCGCTTGAAGAGGCATCACAAGCAGCGATCAGTTACTCGATTATCATGACCAAGGTCACGCGGGCGCTGGAGTGGCTGACATTCCAAACCGAGCGCGTAACGGCCCTTACCGAACAAATCCAGGCCATGGAAGCCATGGGCGCAGCCTCCGAGAGCGCAGGCAAGCAGGCTTGGGACGCCATGACACGCATCGGCACCGCAGCCGATGGACTGATAGACCAGCTTGACTCGAAGCTAAACGAACTCTCAAGGAAAAAGTACGTAGGCCCGACCATTGCCCCCATAGTCGAACTTCCTGACCTTGGCGGCGAAGGCCCTTCGGCCAGAAAGGCCGCAGGCATCGGGACCACACCATACGGCCCCGAGCAGGCGCCTATGACCCTTCGCGCGCAGCCTGCCCCGGTAATGGTCCCGGCACGTCGAGGCATCGAGGAGGAGACGGCGGCCGTTGAGGCACAGTCGGCGGCATACCGCCAGGCTGCGGCAGAGCGGGCCGAACTCGTGAGCCAGGGCATGTCACTCCAGGAGGATTCGAACGCGCAATATAGAGACCTGCTCCGAGCGCGCGAGGAAGAAGAGCGCGAAACTGCCCGCGTCACGAAGGCCATCGTTGACGATGTAGTGCGGTACGAGGAGGAAGCAATAGAGGCGCGAAGGTCGTCTTGGGATTCTTACTACGCGCACCAAGACGAGACGTTCCAAGACTGGCGCGCGGCAACAGTCCGGGGCTTCGATCGCATAGCCAAGGGCGTCGGCGATGCCTTCGCGGAAATGCTAGTCGACGGCAAGTCTTGGGCCGAGAGCATGAGAGCACTCTGGACGTCTTTGGTTAAGGCGATCATCTCACGCCTTGTCGAAATGACCGCGGTCTACGTAACCAACAGCCTCGTTCGCATAGCACAGGGTCAGGTGGAGACCTCTGCAGCCGTGACACAGGGTGCCATCCAAGTCGCGTCCAGGTCAGGCGCAGCCGGCGCATCTGGTGGCCCCTGGGGTGTGGCCGCTGCAATCGCCCTTGGTCTCGCAGCCTTCGCGGCCGGGATCGCAGCAGCCGAGGTATTCAAGGGCGGGGAAACTGCCGGCATGAAAGATGTCCGACCCCTCGGCAGTGCGCAGAAGACTGACGTGTTCGGCGATCGTAGCCAGGTGAGGACCGAGAGTCCCGCGGTCAACGTGACCCTCGAACTCGATGGCGCAGTATTGGTCCAAAGACTCGTCGATCTCACGCGAAACGGCGCAGGCTACGGGCGCACGACGTTTGCTCTTGTGACTGGGTAAGGAGGGCCTATGTTCCGAATCTTCAGCAGCTTCGACAGCGACGACGAGAGCGCGACCATAACGGCATCGAGCGCGCTGGCCAATTATCCTGCCAGTCGCCTGGCCAATCCTGTCGTCGCAGACGTCTGGAAAACCTCTGGCGCCAGCGCATCAGAGGCTATCTATGTCGATCTTGGCGCCGAAATGTCCATCGATGCCTTCGCGCTATTGGGCCATGACTTCACGGCATCGGATAGCGGCTTTCTCTTTGAGGCAGACGCAACCTATCCCATCCCGTCTGAACCAACGATCTCTATCAGCCTGTCCTACCATGCCCAAGATTTTATTGTTTTCTTCGAGCCAGAAGATGACGACGTGCGATATTGCCAGTTCACCTTCACGAAATCCTCAGCCGCAGCGATTCGCTCCGCAGGCAGACTCCTCATCGGCACGCATTACCAGTGCCCACGGAGCCCGTTACTGAGAACGCCACAATGGGGCATGGAAGCGCAGGGGCTGCAAGTCCAGCGCACCCAGCACGGCCAGCAATATACCGACGGCGCCTGGATCCCGCGCACCTTCCGCGCGACGTTCCCGGCCTGTCCACAGGCCATGCTTGACGAGCTCACCGCCCTGGCCCGCGAGCAGGGGCTTTGGACGCCGTTCCTCATCTCGCAAAACTGGGACGAGCAGCCCTATGCGATGTCGCTATATGGACGCCTCGCGCAGGCACCGCAGGCCACACACCACAGGGCAGAGGGCGACGATGTTTTCGACATTACCCTTGACATGATCGAGACGAACTGATGTCCACCCGGTCCTTTGGCGAGGAGGCCAGATACCCGAGCCCGGTTATCCTGATCAAAACCAGGATCACCGGATACCGCCATGTGACCGCCTGGCAGGATCCACTGTCCGACTACCCGTCATGCTGGTGGGTGCCCCTGGAGGAGGACGACTACGTTACAGGGTGCCTGGAGGATGGGAGCGCTATGACGGAGTTCGACAGTCTTGCCGACCTCGACGCTTCGGACGGTGTAGGTGGCTACATGTGGGACCGCTCCGGCGGGGATCCAGGGACGCTCTACGTGCATGCCTCGGCCTACGACGCCGACCCACGGAACGCGACGGCCTTTATGGTACAGCTTGAGCGGCGCTACTCGACCAGGTACCATGACCACGAGCTGTGCTCCCCACTGCCCTACGTAGGGCGCCAGGACGCGGCACAGGTGCCGGTGATATCATATCTCGCCAATCAGACCTTTGGCGGCTCGCCTAGGATCGGCTCGGGGGTGTTCAGGTTTCACAACGCAGACGGAGAGCTGGACTCTTTACTCAATATGCTGAGCCTCGGCGGGAAAATAGAGACAATGGTATCCTTCGGGTAAACTGCAAAGCAATTTCCGTGCCACGGCACGCCGAACGGAGGGAAGAAATGGCACTACTCACAGAACGTACCAGGGCGACATGGGCGCAATCACTGAGCCACTACCAGGCCCGGGCGGCCGAGCTGGTCGGGAGGCTGACCGCCCAGCGCACGAGCCTAGACGGTGTAAAGACCCGCGTGGATGCCCTCGTCGAGGAGGGCACGCTGGTCAAGGAAGACGCTGACTACATGACGACCAGCGTGGCCATGGCGGCTCGTGCTGTGACAGTGCTCCGCGGCGCGCCCCCCACAGATGCCGACACCGAGCGACAGGCCATGGTGCTCGACGCCCTATCGACCGTGGCCGAGATCCTGGTGTTGTGCTCGGACTTGGCCGTGCTCCAGGGGCAGCTTGGCACACTCTCGACAGCGATCCAGGCTGACGATGCAGCGTCCAAGCCAGGTGATATTGACGACGTGACGGCAGTGGCCAGTAAAATCACGACCGACCTGGAAGACGCGGTGGCAGTCGAGGCGGTGCTCTAGCCTATGGCCTTCCCGGTTGGCTGGAGCAAGTCCAGGCCGATCACGATTGACCATCTGCAGGTACCGCAGACTGTCTCGAATTTCTATTTGTCCTTGACGCACCTTACGTTAGGGGCCGAAAACGGCCCCCTAGACTCTGACGGTTCGGCGCCCGCCCTGGCCAACGGAGGCGACCTCCGGGCTTCCTCGGACGCGGCGGGTGCCGTCCAGATCCCGCTCCACGTCGTTCGTTGGGAGCCTGCCGCTGACGTCGCCACGGCCAAGGCCCATATCGTCATCAAATTCTCGACCGTTTCAGCCGCGGCAGACACGACCGTTTATCTATGGTGGGGCAAGGTGGGCGAGAGCCAGCCCGCCGTGACAGACCCCTACGGCCGGAATGCATGCTACAACTCCGCTCTCAAGGGCAAATGGTGGTGTAACGAGACCCCGAACAATGGCGCCGGGGGATATGCCGACAGTACCGGGAATGGATGGAACGGCACCGGGAACTCAATGGCCCTCGCGCGGTCAGAGGGCCAGATAGGCTACACGAGCAACTTCGACGGCGCCGCCGACTACATCAGCATCTCAACGTCTTTATTCAATTCGATGCAGACTGTAACTTTTTTTGGTTTGTGCTCGCCCGACAATGGCAGCGGCATAGACAGGGGTTGCTACCTCGGAGACACCCAGACCGCGTTTCGGTCCCCGGGGATTAGGCTGGCAAACTCAGGAGATCCCCCGCAATATTACTTCCGAATGCACTCCAGT